TTGGAATATTGCTGCTGTTTGTAGAGGAGATAGAAAAACTTGTGGAAATAAAAATTTTATTTATTTAATGGATGGTGTTTGATGTCTCCAACAATTACGTTATTAGTAGGCCCTCCAGGTTCTGGTAAATCTACAATTGCTTTAGATAGAATTAACAACGATGGTGACCATGGATTGGCTACCGTTCGCGTTAGTCAAGACGATCAGGGGAAACCTGGCCATATGGAAGTGTTTGAGAATGCTTTGTTGAATAAGCAAAATATTATCGTTGATCGTATGAATTTTGATAAAAATCAACGGAACAGGTACTTAGAACCTGCTCGAAAGGCTGGCTATGCCACTCGTATTATTGTTGTTCATTGTCCTCTCGATACTTGTCTTGAAAGGTGCAATAAAAGAGAAAACCACCCAACTATCAGAGATTCTAAAGCGGCGTCGCAAGCGGTAAATTTCTTCTTTACACATTACGAAAGGGTGGAAGATAATGAAGCTGACGAAGTTCAAAGATTGGGCTGGGCAGGTAACGACGCCCCAAAGGTTGTTATTTCTGATTTGGATGGTACTTTGTGTGATGTGGAGCATCGCAGACATTTTGTAAGACCACCAGAGGGTTTTAAAAAGAACTGGCCAGCATTCTTTAAAGGAATTAAAGACGATACTGTAAAAGAATCTTGTGCCATTCTTTTACGGGCGATGGCTTGGTCTGGTTACAAAATTGTTTATTGCTCTGGTAGAAGTGATAATGAACGTCAAGCTACTGTAGATTGGCTTAAAAAACACGGATTGGATATGTTTTTAGGTGAACAAGAATGGTTTGGTGTTTCTCCAATTTACATGAGGAATCGACAAGATTCTCGTAGGGATGATATTGTAAAAGAAATTATTTTAGATTTTGAGATCTTGACAAGATACAATCCAGTGTTTACAGTAGATGATAGGAATCAAGTAGTTCAAATGTGGCGTAGAAGAGGATTGACTTGCTTTCAGATTGAAGAAGGAGATTTTTAATGATTGATGAACAGTTTTATTTATCCGAAAAAGATGGTATTTCGAAGGTAATTTGGTATACCAATCTTTCTGAAGATGAGGTAGAAATTATCGTAGGTAGATTTAGCAAACGCTCTTCAAGAGCTGGAAAATTGCGTGGTGAAGTGCTGGTTTATGCTTCTGGTGAGGTTGTGATTCGTCATCATTTTACTAAGAAAGTTTTGTGGAGGTCCTAATGTCAGAAGAAAAAGAAGGTTCAACCTATAAAGTTCCATTGACACAAATTATTGCTATTGAGCCACATCCAAATGCAGATAGGCTGGAAATTGCCACTGTTTATGGATTTCAGGTTGTGATTAAGAAGGATTCTTACAAAGTCAATGATCATGTAATCTACATCCCTATTGATTCTATTTTACCTCAAAAATTAGAGGATTTCTTATTTCCAGCAGATTCTAAGGTTAAGCTGACAAAGCATCGCGTAAAACAAATCCGACTCCGTAAAATTGCTTCTCAGGGTATGCTTATTAATCCAGCTGACATTAAGGCGGTGTATGATTTCACACCATCTAGTTTAGAAGATGACTACCAAGAGCTTTTAGAAGTTAAGAAGTATGAACCACCACTTCCTAAGTTTCAGTCTGAAATGGGTAAGCCTGGTGCAAGACGTACCAAGCCTTTGGAAAATCCTAACTTCCACAAATACAATGGATTGGATAATATTAAGTGGTTTCCGACTTTATTTAAAGAAGGCGAAATGGTTGTTATGCAAGAGAAAATTCACGGCTCAAATGCCCGTGCTGCTAAACTTCCATATGCTGCAAACACAGTATGGAAAAAGATTAAGTTGTTTGTCATGAATCTTTTAAAAATGAAGGTTTCTTATGAATTCTGTTACGGCTCCAACAACGTTCAACTTCAAGAGCGCCCTGGATACACTGGATATTACGGAGAAGACATTTACGGAAAAGTTTTTCAATCAATCGATGCTGCTTCCAAGATTAAGGACGGAGAAACCATTTTCGGCGAAATCTACGGTTCTGGAATTCAAAAAGATTACAACTACGGATGTAAAGAGGGAGAACACAAGTTCGTTTTATTCGATGTCAAAGTGCTACAAGATGACGGTAAACAAAGATGGCTTGGACCCGATGAAGTTATCGCTTATGGAAAAGAACGTGGCTTCGATGTTGTACCAGAAGTTTACAGAGGACCTTTTAATCTTGCTTTGGCCAAGGAAAAAACCATTGGAGATTCCATTTTGGCTCCTAGTCAAAAAGTCAGAGAAGGAGTTGTTGTCAAGGCCCTGGAGGGATACTCTGACGAAAGATGTAGTAACAAAGCCTTGAAAGTAATTTCAGAGGCATATTTAGATGGAGATAACACAGATTTTCATTGATTTGTGGTATAATAGGTTATGATTATTAATGTGGTTGGTGACGTGACCGGTTTCGGTCTAACATTGGAAGAGCTTTATAAGCAATTGCCTCATGGTGAATTCTGGGGTCTTGGTGATATTATTGACCGAGGTCCTAATTCTAAGGTGGCTTTAGATTTCTTCATTAATGGTGGTCACAACTCTGTCATGGGTAATCACGATCACATGATGCTTTATGAAAAAATTAAAAACGACCCTGGTGTTCACTGGCGGTTATATCCGCCTGGATGCTGGGGTTGGAATGGTGGGGAGCAAACAGCTCAAAGTTTTGGTTTGCAATACTTATACGAATGGGATTGGAAAAATTATCCTGAATATTATAAGTTTATTGAGTCGATGCCATTAATTCATAATATTGACGCTTTACAACTTACCCATGCTCCATTAAATAACAAAAAAGAAAAAAAGTTGTTGGATTTAAACGAAATCAACAAAAGTGATATTTTGCTAGATAGAAGTATTTTATGGAACCGTTTTGCACCGACAGAGCAAAAAGGAAAATTTCAAGTTTATGGTCACAATTCACCAAAAGGAGTCTTGTGGCATACGGCTAAAAATCCCCAGGGTATTTATATGTCCGATCAGTTAGAAGTTCCAGAAGGAGCTTGGGCTGTTTGTATTGATACTTGGAGAGAAGGATATTTAACAGCATTGACAATTGACACGGATAAATTGGAAAATCCAAAGGAAGCCATTAAAGTTACACAACAAACTATCATTGATCCAGGCGATTGGCAACCAACTAAGAAGGTTAAACAAAAAGCAGGTTATTTATGGTAGAAACCACAGAAACTATAAAAGAGAATTTACCTCAATTTACAGAATTTGAGACCAAATATCGTGTTGATGGTAATACAATTTATGCATTTAAGCAGATCGTGGAAAATTTAGATGAGGCGTATGACTTCGTTTATATCCAAGGACCGGACCATTATTTCGTCAGGGATGACGAACGATTTGCAAGATATCGTAAGGCCGAGAATGATAAATCTGGTAGGGCTGAGGTAACCTTCAAACTTAAGCCCACTGGTGCGAAAAATAACATTCAACGTAAAGAATATAATTGGCGTGTAGATAAAACCCCGTTTAAAGAGATTGCTGAAGGTCTTGAAGATCAAGGTTACAAGTTTAATTTTGTGATCTGGAAAATGTGTCATATTTATAAATTTAAAGAGGCAACATTAGTATTCTACACAGTACGAGATGACAAAGAAAAGATGGATCATTTCGTGGAAATTGAATTGGATGAATCGTCAATTCACAACCTATCTCTAGAAGAAGCAATGGAAAAAATTCGTAAATACGAAGCTGTTCTTGCTCCTATTGGAGTGTCAAACAGAGGTCGTCTAAAGAAATCTTTGTTTGAAATGTATGTGAAAGAGACACCAAAATGAGTTATAAGAAAGTCAAGGATGGCGGTGTATATGCCACGGATGTTGACGACACGTTAATCATGTGGAGGATTCCGCAGGGCTACGATGGCCCACTTGTCGAGACCAACCTTAATGGATTTAAGGACGTGGGCATTCCAAATCAACCGGCAATTGACCATCTTAAGAAAATGAAGGCTAGAAACTACGCCGTAATTGTCTGGTCTGCTGGTGGTTCTGATTGGGGTGAGGCTGTTGTCAAAGCCCTAAAGCTAGAAGAATATGTTGATGTGATCATGCCCAAGATCGATTTTCATTTGGACGATGTGGCTGACCCAGTTGATAAGATTGGTAAATGGCAATACATCAATATTGAGGGTACGGTTTATAATAAAGATAAAGATGGAAATATAAAAATACGCGAGGATGGCGTAATTCAACCTTATGGAGGATTAAATGATCGTGAAAAAAAGTGCATTAAAGATTGAGGTCGAAGGTACCGATGGTGCTGGCAAGACAACAGCTTTGAAATATATGATTGAACAGCTACAAAAGCGCGGTTCAAAGGTTTTGGAAACTCGTGAAGTCGGAAACCCTCATATCCCTGTGTGTGTGAAATTGCGTCAGACAGTTTTAGACCCAGAGTCAAACATGAGTGGAGAAGCTATGGAACTGGTATTCTCTGCTATGCGTTTTGAGAATGATCGCCTATATCGTAAAATTGCTCAAGATTATGATGTTGTGGTTTCTGATCGTGGTTGGTTTTCACACCTTTCCTACACTGATCATAACGTAACTCCTGAGTTCACAAACGATCTTTATCTGAATTTCATGCAGAAATATACCCTTCTTCCAGATGTTGTGATTTACTTTGCAGTGGATACACAAACCGCTCTTCAACGTCGTGTTAAGCGTGGTGAGGGAATGGCCGATGCCATTGAAATGAAAGGTGTTGGTTACCAAGAATTGGTTCGTGGTTCTTTTGTTAAATATTTGGGTCAAGCTAGTGACAAAAATCTTTGCCAAATCTATACTGTCAATGCAAATGACACTATTGAGGGTGTTCGCCAGCAAATGGACGCTATCGTGGATACGATTTTAGGTGTCAATACTTTAGACACTGTAAATGCCTAATAATTTCTTGTCTAATGATGGTATTCATGCAATAATAAATCAGATGGAGGTTCCTATGGGTATGACCGCTGCAGAATTGGCAGATTTAATTGTTGAAAAGAAGCTTAGGGTTGAACAAAGAGCTTACGATGGTTTAAAACAGAAGGTAGTTGACGCTACCTCTCGCATGATTGCTGATCTAGAACAAGAAAGTGAATTTGATTTAACTGACGAAGATTTGATGGCTCTTAGTAAAGTTACTGAGGGCTTAAGAGAACTTGGTTATAAATTTCGCTTTATCGAAGTTCAAAATCCAGCTGGTGAAACAATTAAACATAAACTTTTAGTTTCTATCGCACATTTGGTGAAGTAATGAATTCAAAAGATATTGATAAATTAGTAGAAGCAGCCATGCCAGAGATCGAAAAGGCTGCGCGAGATATGTTGTTGTATGGCAATTCAGTTGTGGAATTTGCAGAAGACGGAACTGTAAGAAGTATCAGTCCTAATTCTGAAGAAGGCAAAGAAATTATTAAAAAACAAAAGGATGTAAAATGAAACAAGAACACATTGATGCGTTAAATGAACTTTCTAAAGAAATCCATGCCAATAATGTTAATGCTGGTTGGTGGACTGATCTTAAGTTCGACGAAAAGGTACAAAAACTTAAAGATCGTGGCTTTGAACAAGCGTCTATTGACACAATCCTAGAGACTCTTGGAATTGAACGATCAACCCTTAAAACTCGCAATAAAGGTGAGCTTTTGATGTTGGTGGTTTCTGAAATTGCTGAGGCTATGGAAGGGGTTCGTAAAAACCTTATGGATGACAAGCTTCCACACCGACAAATGCTTGAAGTTGAGCTGGCAGATGCATTTATTCGTATGTTTGACATTGCTGGTGCCTATGGCCTAGACTTAGGTGGAGCTATTGCTGAAAAGCGCAATTTTAACGCTAGTAGAGCTGACCACAAGATCGAGAATCGTTTAAAAGATAACGGTAAAAAGTTCTAGAAAACGGCAATCTTTAGGGATATATGGCACTTACACAAGAAGAACGCATAGCTATTTCCAAGAAAATTGTTCAGATTCCGCAACAAAATGCGGCGTCTGATACTATTGTTGCGCAAATTGACGGTGAGAAGCAAAAAGCCCAAAAAGAAGACGACGCTAATAAAAAGCTCATGGACGATGTAACTGTTTTGATTAATGGTTACCAAACAGAACGAGAGCGTTATGACGCCAATGGCCATACCACCCTTGCTGAACAAGATTTATTAGATTCAGCTGATCGCGTGATTGGCAATTCTTTTTTTCCTAACGACCCACAAACACCTACACCATCTTTACCTGGTGGGGTTTGGAAGTATTTTATCCCATATGCTTATAACAAGGCTTTGGGAAAATCATATGCAGAAGCTTATTCGGTTGTGGCCAAGGAACAAACGGCAATTGATGACGTTTTGGCTAAAATTGCAGTCGTGGAGTCTTTTTCAAATATTACCCGAAGTACTGGTCAATCTTGCGGAGCTACAGGCACATGCTCTCTCCCTGCTTACACAACTCAATCAGATTGTACAACCAACGGTGGTATTTGGACTCCAGGGCCAGATTTAATCGCAAATGACCCGGCAATGCAAACTGCAGGTAGCAATTTAATTGCTTCTATTTTAGCTTGGGAAACATTTATGAATGCGACTTTTGCGGTCGTTCCTACTACAGATACAGACCCAACTAGATCTGCACAAAACACAGCTTCTAAAGCCGATATTACAAATGCCATTTCAATTATCGACACATGGCAGGCTCTTACAACATACAACACAGCACATATGCAAACTACTTGTGCAGGATTCAATTCCTATAACTTTAATTTGCTTGGTCCTGTTAAGTTTCGTGCTGCTGAATTACAACCAATTAAAGATGAGTTAATTGCTCGTCAAGCTTTTATCACAACTAGATTGGCACAATTAAATACGAATCTTGGCACAATTGTTCAAAATTTGACCGATGGTTCTTTAACCGCCACTACTGGTTTTTATGGGCAGCGAATGAAGATTATCAACACTCGTTTAAATGTTATGGGTGGTTCTTTGACTAAGCTTAAAGGCTTACAGCGTGGACAGGCAGCTCAAGGACAGGCTAAAGATTCAAATGATAATACAGCAGCTGTTTATGCTTCTGTTATGGTTTGTTCGGCTTTTAGAGCACCTGCAACTGGGACAGCAACAATTCATGTATTGAATGGCGCTGGTTTTTCTGTTGGAAATACAGTCTATGTATGTGCTGATGGTCAAGAAGAAATTCAAACCACTATTGTTAATGTGCAGGGGAATACGATTTATCTTGCTGATAAGATTCCACAAAAATATCGCCAAAATGAATTAGCACGTCTTTACAAAGTTCTTTAAAGATCAGATTTTTCTATAGCTGCTAATTTATTAGCTTCTAATAAAACAGCCTCTTCGATTTTAGCATAGGCCGCTTCGTACTTTTTAGTGCTTGGGATAACACCTTCTACTTCTTCAGCCCTTAATTTCTTTTGAGCATCGTAAAGATGTTTTTCATATACACGTTTTATGTATGCATGGATAGTTTTATACAGCGCACTGTCGTTTAGTTCGCTGTATACATTGGCACCCTTTAATTTATGATACACCATTCCGGCTATTTCTTGAGTATCCATTTATCCTACAGTAACTCAGATGCCAACTCAGCCAATTCCGATCTCTCACATTTAGAAAAATGGATGTGTGCAGCAATCTCTTGGTCTTTGAATTTGTCGATCACATAAGCAAGACCATTGCTGATTGAATCAACCTTAGGGTTGTCGATTTGTTGTAAATCTCCAGTTAGAATAATTTTAGTGTTTTCGCCTGCGCGTGAGATAATTGTTTTTACTTCATGGCGGGTAAGATTTTGAGCTTCGTCAATGATAATATATTCATTTGGAATACTTCGACCACGGATATGACCTAGAGACTCCATTTTTAAAATACCATTGGTGAGCATATCATGCCATGCACTTTTCCCACGTCCATTGGCACCATTGTCAAAAACGAATTCGATGTTGTCGATGATGGGTTGCATCCATGGAGCCAGCTTCTCCTCCATATTTCCTGGTAAATAACCAAGATCTTGACCCATTGGAATTGCAGGTCTAGCCACAAGCAAACGCTTATGGCTTTGTTCTTCCAAAACAGCGTGTAAACCACCAAGAATAGCCATTAATGTTTTACCTGTACCAGCACGTCCAGTTAAGGTAACAAGTTTTACTTTAGGGTCTAAAAGTGCGTCAAGTGAGCATCTTTGTTCAAGATTTTTGTGTCCAATTCCCCAAACTTGAAAATCTTTTGGGAGTTTTTTAAGGCCGTCATTTGTGTGGCGATAAATACCATCGTGAAGAGCAAGATATTTATTTAATTCTTTGCCTTTGCGGAGTTTAGCCTTTTCATTCTCCGCATCAAGACCGGCTAATACACCTTTGTAGGGCATGTCAATGGAAGATTCAATTAGCTCGTGACGTTCAAGTTTAACACCAAATCCGCGAGCAATGACACCCATCAAGATGTCATTTGTGATTAGGGTTACATCAAAACCATTTTGACCAAGTCGAATGGCACTGGTAATGATTTGTTCGTCACATGTCCCTTCGTACTCAGAAGAGTTGTGCAACCACATTTTTTTAGGATTTTTTTCGATATATCTGGCAAACTCACGAATGTTTCGCGCTTTTTCAGAATGTCCGCTTTTATGCTTATCAAGCTCGGATAAAACGGTGGTAGGAACGAAAACTCTACCTTTTAATTTTTTTAGGATGTTTGGGTCATGAATAATAACATTGGTATCTACAACGTAGACTTTTTCCTTTTGTTTGTTGTTATTTTTTGCTTCCTTGGACGATTTTGAAGGTTTTGCGCCTCTTCTCATCAACTTTCCTATTCCTATTCGCTCGATAAAATTTTAGAGCTGTGATGTACGTTATTACTGCTAATGGTACCAGGGAAAGCCCAACGGCGAAAGACATACTCATCGAAATCATAATCAAAATGTCGTTGTCAATCATCCAAACCTTCTCTAATAGCCTTTTTGTTATCTTTCCTATTATAGTCTTTTATGGACCCAAAAGCGACGCCGGTAGGTGGAACGGGCACCCTTGGTTTGATATTCTCTAGCGATTTCATTAGGTTAGACAAAGTTTTGCGTGTTTTTTTCGCTTTTCTTCGTCTTGCCATCATTTTACTCATTTTTTAGCCTTTGTTAGGTTATCAATAGCCCACAATGGTTGTAAATTACTATAATGACACGCTTTTTTAAATTCTTCTGGAGATGTTAAATCAAAAGTATTTAATGGTTTGATATGGTCAATATGCCAACCACTAAAACCATAATTGTTCCAATTCATTTCATTGTCAAATTTAGATTCAATATGTTTTTTAAAGTCAGTAATGGAACAGCCAAGGTTATCAATAGCCGAGCCATTTTTTTGATCTTTTTGAACAGCTTTTCTTAGTCGATCTCTTAAATTTTTTGCAATGTGATAGTGACCGCCCTTAGGTTGTGCTGCTTGCCACCCCATCACTCTATTTTTAATAGCATCTTTATGGCTATTGTAATAGATTTGATCTTTTAAGCGAATGGCTTCTTTATTTGCAGATCTATACGTCAAATCATACTGTTGCTTAGAATTTTTGTTTAAGTCTTTGTATTTCTTAATCTTTTCTTGATTTTTAAGGTAATAAAGACGTTGACAATCCTTACAAGATAGTTGTAGACCATCAGGTCTTTTTTTATCTTTAGAAAAACATTCTAAAGGCTTGTGATTATTACATTTTGTACAAAGTTTCATCTCTACCCTTAAAGATTGCGAAAAGTGCAATCTTATATAGTATACCACGAAAATCCACGTTCCTGGATGTGCATTAAAGGGAATTTAAAAACGGATGAATTTATTTTCAGATATTAGCAATTTTATCAATAAACAATTGGGTTTGGACACCTCTACAAGTACGTCTAAAACCCAAAATGGCAAAACGCCATGGGAAGGTGACCCATCAGCTGTCCAAGATTCTGTATTTTGGCAGCCATTGAGTATTGACCCTCAGCGTTGGAATAAGCTATACCCTTATCGATTGATCGTTGTGGATGTTTCAAAGCCTGGAAAACCACAAATCGTTGGTGGGGACAAAAAAGGCGCTAAAAGTAAAGCCTCTACAGTTAAGGGCGCAACGGGCCTTACCTACGTATTAAACGAAACTATTTTGTCTGGTTCTTGGGAATGTACGTTGCCAATTACACCTCAACAATTGAAAATGTCAACTCAATTTTCTATCAATACCTCAGCTACAATGCGTGGTGTGGTTGAAGAGCACAATGGGGTCAAGTTCAAAACCATTACAGCCTCTGGAACCACTGGTATTTGGCCTACAAAACCAGTTCAGGGTGGAAAAATTGCAAATCCCACATCACTTGGTTCAATTGCTGGTGGAACTTTGGAAGCAGCTCAAGGATTGATTAACAATATCAATCGAGTTGCCAATATGTTTAACGGCCAGCATCCAAATAATGCTAGTAAGGTATTAAAGCCAGGGGAAACAGATGCCAATATTTTTTCAACTGGTTATTATCAAGCTTTGTATTTGGGTGAATTCTTAGATCGATATGCAGAAGCGAAACGCAATCCTAAAAATAAAGGATGGCGTTTAGTGTTTGATATTCCTAAACAGAATCAATCATTTATCGTAACTCCTTTGGCTTTTGAGTTAAATCAAAGCGAAAGAAAGCCAAGTGAGATGTTATTTTCTTTCCAATTAAAGGCTTGGAAAAGAATTGATTTGCAATCTGAATCACAACCTGCTGGTGGTGAACTTCCTAAAATGGAAGCTAATTTATTTCAACGGATTGTTGGAACAATAGCTGAAGTTCGAAGAACTCTTTCTAGCTCTGTAAATTTAGTGAAAGCAGTTCGATCTGATTTCCAAAAACCATTTAACGTTCTTCGTCAAACCTCATTGGTTGTTAAAGATACTGCAGGATTGGCTTTTGCCGTTGGTGATTTACCACGTCAATTAATCGATGATTTCAATTCCGCTATTAATTCTGCATGGGTGACGTCTGCAAATGCTTTTCAAAGAGGAGCTGATAGAAGTACGTCTTCAAATGCTGATTCTTTGGTTTTAAGAAATCCTATTAGTGGTAAAAATACATCTTCGTCTCAAAAAGCTGGAAGTGTAATTAGCTCTGTTCTTGATCGTCAAAAAGTCAATGAAGGTCTTTCAAATGAAGAGATTGCTTCAGGTGCTCTAGGCGCTGAGGCAGCACAACGACTTGAAACAGACCCATTAACCGATGTATTTAAAAACCCAGAAGAAAACTTTGATTTATTTGATGGAATTTCAGTTGATGATTTGACTTTAAACCCAGCGCAACAACTTGCTATTGATGATGAATTGCTTCGTGTTCGTTTATTGAATGTAAATGACTTTCGTGGATTCAGACAGGAAATTGTTAACTTGGCTCATGATATTGCAGATAGTTTTGGTGCCGGAAGTGCCGTTTATTCTGATGTTTATGGATTGCCAACACCTAAAGATCGTCCTATCCCAATGACAGTGGAAGAGAATGAGGTTTTACAAGCTTTATTTCAAGCTGTTCAAATGTATGATTTGCTTTGTGCTACGAAAAAATATGATGATCTAACTATTCAAAATCCTATGGAATTTGTTGGTGGTTTAGCTAATGAGTCTGGAATTGATTTTGAAGATTTCAGTTCAAAATTATTAGCTCCTGTGCCGTTTGGAGCCACAATCGAAGAGATTGCAGCTAGATATATGGGTGATTCTTCAAAATGGCTTGAGATTGTAACATTGAATAAATTGAGATCTCCATATATTGATGAAACAGGTTTTACCTATGAATTTTTATCGAATGCAGAAGGTCGACAATTTAACGTAAATGATACAGAAGATAACTTATATATCGGTCAAAAAATTACTATTGTGTCCGATACAGTTCCACCAGTTACTCGTAAAATTGTTAATGTGGAGAAAATTGGCGATGGTAACTTCTTGGTTACTGTTGATGGGTTGGCTAATTTGGACTTATTTCAAACTGACGACAACGCTAGAATGCAAGGTTATCTACCAGGCACTGTGAATAGTCAAAATCAGATTTATATTCCTACAAATCAACCTGCAGATGAAGACGATCGTGTATTTGACATTGTTAACATGCCAAGTACAGCCTTGAATAAGTTGGCCAAAATTGACTTTTTATTGACTGACAATTTTGACATTGCTGTGAATTCAGTGGGTGACTTCAGATTAGCAAGTGGTTTGACAAATTTGATTCAAGCGTTAAAGTTAAAAATTAGAACACAACGAGGAACACTACTTCGGCATCTAGAGTATGGCATTGGTTTGACCCACGGCATCTCGGTAGCGGATATCGAAAACGGTGAAATTATCAAATCCTTAAACGCAATGATTGCGAGTGACGATAGGTTTGAAGCAATCGAGAGTATTAACATTCGATTGGATGGACCAACTATGAAAATTGATATGGTTATTCGGATTGCCAATGGCTCTGGAATCGTACCTATTTCATTTGACGTTAAGGCTGCTTAAAAATGTGGTATTATACTATATGTTAGCAATCTTTAAGGATATCAGGAGAACAAATGGCCAGTAGATTGCCAAATCCCCAGGCATATGAAGTTATTTTAGGTGATATGTTAGCCACTTATATGGCTAAGATCGGTGTAAATGATTTGAACGTCGGTTCTACCGTCGTTTCATTTTTTGAAGCTATGGCCCAGGCCGTATATCGTGCTTCAGGCGATACCTTTGCTATTTTAAGAGATTTTTCAGTTGATCGTGCTGAGGGCGAAGCTTTACAACGTATTCGTGAAGAAGAAGGTCTTCCAGCCATCAACGCTCGTGTTGCCACTGGTAAGGTTACAATCGGCGACTCTTCTTTTACCAAAAAAGTAACTAAAATTTATGCTGGTGCTCAACCTCCAAATATCGGCTCCATGGAAATTCCAGTATCTGATGCTTCCGAGTTTGACGCTTCGGGTTCAATTTACATTGGTCGTGGAACTCCAAATGTCGAGGGTCCTTTGGCCTACAGCAGCATTACACCTGTTGGTGGATATTATGTCATTAATTTATCAGCTCCAACTACCAAGTATCACAATTTATCAGAAAAGGTGATCTTGGCTCAGGGTGGAACTCGTAATATCGCAGCTGGAACGGTTGTGAAAACCCTTTCTTCCGGTTCATCTCCAGATGTAAATTTCACAGTGACTAGAAATACCACTTTACTTGACGGTGAAGACACTGTTACGGATGTGCCAGTTGCTGCTCAAGAAACTGGAACTGATGGAAATGTACCTAGAAATGCTATCCGTGAATTCGTATCAGCTCCTTTCACAGGCGCTACAGTTACCAACCCAGTAGGGTTTATCACAGGTAAAAACGAAGAAACTGACCAAGAAATCCGAAATAGAATTAAAAAAGCTCGTATTTCTCGCGGCCTTGGAACTGCCATTGCGGTAAAAAATGCTGTGTTGGGTGCCCAAGCGTCTGATGAAAATGCAGTTGTTATTTCTGATGAAATTTTTTCTGATGGTGATGAAACCACTCTATATATTGATAATGGTGGTGGATATGAAGAAAAAACCAAGGGTATTGGTTTAGAATTTATTGTTGACTCTGCTCTTGGTGGTGAGAGAAATTTCCAATTGGCTACAAGTGGAACTCAAACTTCTGTAGCGAAAGCTACTTTAACATCTACAGAATCTGCACCATTTGAAATCAATCCAAACGATAGACTTTCAATTCTTGTGGGTGGTATTCTTTCAGAACACGCTTTTGCTGAAGGTGACTTCAAAGCTAATGGTTTTGCTTCTGCTTATGAAGTGGTAGCTTCTATCAATGCAAATCCTGATTTAAAATACTCTGCAAGTACAGTTGATAGTGGAACTCGCGTTGCGATTCAGGCTAAGGCTGAAACTTCTGAATATTTACAAAAAACAACACCTACTGTTGGGACTGATGCTGGTGAAGCGCTTGGTTTATCTTCAAGTGAAGTTGAGACCTTGCGTTTATACAAAAACAACATTCCTTTGAGTAGAAATGGTCGTTTAGCGGTTATTGAGTCTGCCAATCAAACTGATTGGTCAAATACCATTGCACCGGGTGATACTCTTATTTTGATGGTTGATAAAACTCAATCCATTACATATACTTTCACCAATGCTGATTTCTTAGCAGAAGGCACACACTCCACAGTTGCAAAAACAAACACATTGCAATCATGGGTGAATGTGATTAACGCTAAAATCACAGGTGTTACTGCTTCTATCAATGGGAATAGATTGGTTCTTGTTTCTAACCTTGGTACAAACTCACGCGCTCAATTAATTATTGACGAGTCATCTACTTTAGTTTCTAAGGGTATGTTTACTAATTCAGTTGGTCTTTCTGCCAATGGTGCTGAAGCAGACTTTAAATTATCTAGAAATACAGCTCAAATTAAACTTACAAATCCTTTGGCAGCTGGCGATAGTTTAACTGCAGGTTCTGAGTTTACACAAGCCACAGTTTATAGTTCAGCTATCCTTGGTGGATCAGTTACATTACCTGCTGATGCACAAATGTGGGTAATGGTTGACAATCAAGATGCGGAAATCATCAACCATGGTGTACTAAGCGATAGCTTGTTCTATGTAACTAAGCCAACAACAAATATTGTTCGTTATCGAGCATCTTTTGCCGGTGCCTTTGCAGCCGTGCAACCAGGTGATTATGTGGTTGTTTGGTCTGACGATCTATTGCCTGGCAACAGACTTGAAGGTCGTGTTAATGCGGTTGGAACTCAATCTTTAACTAACGATTACTTTGAATTAAAAGTTACCCCTACAGAATTTGCTGGTGCTTCAGTACAAGCTCCTGTAACATTTTTCGAAGGTTTGGCATTTCTTAGAACTGCAATTCCTCCATTAAAAGTACAGATTGCAGCTGGTTCTTACAATATCAATACAGTTGCGGCTAATTTAACATCTCAAATTCCTGGTGCAACGGCATCTACGGAAAATGACGAGATTATCAAGATTACTTCAAATAATAAAAATACTGACGGTAGTATCTTGCTATTTACTTTTAATGATGCGGCTAAGAATTTAAATTTTACATTGGGTGACTACGCTACATCTAGTTTTTCACACTTTGGTTTCTTTAAAAATGATCAAAATTCTACTAGATTTCCATTGTTCATTCATTCGTATTTTTCTGGTAACAGACAAGCTGACCCACCAAATTCAATGATTCCAGATCTTGAATCTGCAATTGATTTGGCAGTATTGGGTGTTGACCCTAATATGTTGATTTGCATGAAACATCCTTATTTAACTTCTGGTTCTTATATCAAAGACAATCAGGGTGTTGATCAAACAGTACAAATTGATGCTTTAACAGGAATCACCATCGATATCGACGAAACTAAAACCATCCGTCGTGTTCGACAAAACGATCGTTATGTTGTTTTAAGTCCACTTGATTTTGACTTTGACGACAACATGATCGTGGTTCTTGATGGCAATGCCTCTGAGAAGACTTTCCCAATTAATTTATATCGCAAGGCTGTAACGAATTCAACCATGTCAATTAATGCGAATCAATTTCGTGCTTATGACGTAGATGCAGGCGCTACTACCCAATTCTCACAATTCTTTGGCTCATCTTTCAGCTTCAAAAATTACAAAGCAATGATGAAAGCTAAAAATGTTTTGGACCCTCAGTCTATGACAGATGAAGATGCTATTCTTTATAGATCTGCTATCTGGGGTGTTGGTGGTGAAAAATATCGCGTAGGATATGTATATCCAACAGCTGCAAATCAAGATATTTCACACTCCGTTTTGGTTGGTGAAGATGTCAATGTTAAAATTGGTTTAAAATCTGGTGCTCCAGTTGTTAATACGATCGATGGAACTACAGAATGGGATGTGACGGTTACCCCTAACACTCCTGTTGCAGGTGTGGATGAAGTTTCTTATACTTGGAATGGAAATGGTACAAACCCAACCATGCCAACTCTTGCTCCTGGCCATTATGTAACTATTAATGGCAATGGTGAGTTTAGTGCTGCAAATCAAGGTACTTTTAGAGTATCTTTTGCTACTTCTACATCATTTACAGTTCGTAGACCAAATGGTGCAGCTCTAGCGGAAAATAACATTGCTACTCTGACTACAAACACAATTAGTATGTATGAAAACGATGATACAACAGCTCAAGAAGTTGTTGATTACGTTACCGCAAACTTAATTAATTGGATTACAGCTGAAATTGTTAATGACAATGGAACCACAGGTGCTGGTGTCATCGACCATTCAACTTGGGAAGACAATGATTTTGCTTCCGATGCAGATGCTATCTATATGCTAGATGGTATGAATTGGATTTCATCTTCTACACTGGGAAATTCTGCTCCGAATCCTCAATTTGTTCTGAAAAAGACACTTGACTTGCCAAGTTACGACACTAATTCTATCGCGGCTTATGCATTTAACAATGGCGAAGAATTAAGACTTATTCCTACAACTATCGAGCAATTATCTGAATTCTTATCAGTATTGGCTGTGACTGGTTTCACTACTCTTGGTGAGGTTTCAGTTGTTGATAGAGGAGAGATTTTACAACTTGCAACTCAAATTTTAGGTTCTTCTGGTTCTGTTAAAATGTCTGGTGGACGTGGTAATGTATCTCAAGCCCAAGTTCTTGGAACATCTAGTTTGATTCCAAACACAGATTTGATGCAATCTAGTATTTCAAAAGCTGCTTCTGCAGGTTTGGCTGTTGGACAATGGTTAAAGGTACAAGCTTCTAACTTACAACAAAAATCTACAGGAATTAGTTTCACTACTCAAGTGACTATTGTGCCAAATGACCCTACAGCTAACGTTTCTTCTATTTCTCTTGCAAACAGAGAGGTTGCTGATCGTTATTTCGGTCAGCCTAGAAATATGTTCCGCGATCGCTCACGCGCTTTCCACGTTGAAAAACACGGCTCTCTCGTTAATATCTCTTGGGATAATGTAACTGGTGGAAGTCCAGTATTCCAAAAATCAGTAGAGTTTAACGATGCTGGTGGTGGAAACATGTCGGTTACTTTCAATTCTGACACACAGTATACAGAATATACTAGAACTTCTGGCTCTAGAAACTTCTCTGAAGTTCAGCCTGGTGATATCGCTACAATCTCTGGCTTTGCAGATGCTGAAAACAACGGTAATTTTGTTGTTGTTGGTGTTTCTGACGATGGTTTAACGATCGCAGTTGATAATCCAGATGGATTGAGTGCAGGCGCAACTTCTATCGCTGCAGGCGCAATCACAATCACTACAGAAATTAAAGAAGGTGATACTTTAGAAATTGGTGCTCCATTTAGCAATCTAAATCAAGGTATGTTCAGAGTTATTCGTAGATATGAAAATAGTATCTATATTGAAAATGAATTTGCAGTTGAAGAGCGAGTTGTAGTTGCTTCTAATTTAAGATCATTAGGTTTTGATAACACTACACAGTTTGATGTTACAGTAAGTGGTGATATGGTCATCACTTATGATGGTACTGGTACCACACCAACACTTTCAAATGCTAAAATGGGTGATATTTTAACAGTGGGAACGGCTTTCGCTGCTAACAATCAGGGTGATTTTATGATCACTGAGGTTGGTTCTAATTATATTAAAGTAGCAAATGCTAAAGCAGTTGCTCAGTCTAACATCACTGTAAGTGGTATTGGTGGTAATGTATTAGAGGCTCATATTCCGTCAATGGTTTACAGTCCATATGAAAACACAAGAGCTGGTGACACATTCGTTATCTCTGGTAATGTATTAAATGCAGGTAATCTTGGAACTCACAATATTGTTGAAGTTCTTTCTAAAACTAAAGCAATTGTAAGTGGTATTTTAACAGCTCAATCTTCTGTTCAATTAAATAACTTATTTGTTCAAGTCTATGTTGAAGAGGGAATTCCTTATTCTGGATACAAAAAAGTATTTAGTAAAGCCGTTGACCCGGCAAACACAAACAGAGTGTTGTTATTATTTGATTCTAACGAAGAGTATGTAAAAATCAATGAAGCTGCAAGTACATTGTTGACTTCTCAAGGTAAGTTGGGTTTCTCTGAAACTACAATTTCTGGTTTTGACTCTTACAAGCATCACATTGGATTGATTGCTCAGTCAAATAAGATTGTCTACGGTGACCCACGAGATAATGTAACTTATCCTGGTGTTGCAGCTGCTGGTGCTGAAATCTTTATCAAACCACCATTGGTTCGAAGAATTACTGTTTCCATCAACGTGCGTGTACAAACAGGTATACCTTTTAGTCGTATCACAGAGCAAGTTAGAAATAACATTGCAGCATTGATCAACTCAACTGGAATCGGTGAGTCAATCGCTATTTCTGATATTATTTCAACTGTAAACAGCATCCCTGGAACTATTGCAATTTCTATTAGTTCTCCTACTTATGACCCATTAAATGATATTATTGTGGTCAATCCAGCGGAGAAACCTTTTGTTCTTGATATCGTAAATGATATTCAAGTAAGTAAAGTGGAGTAATCAATGAGTGAAGCTGATGACAGAGCCGCAGCCAAAGCGAGATTAAGGGCATATCTTAATCCTAGTATACAGGGTAAAAACACAAATGCTGTTTTGGATGCTCTTTCTACAGGCGGCGCTCATTTAGTTAATAACGTAGAAGCTGTCAATGACCAGCTTTACATTGTTAAGGCTCAAGGTCGTTATCTGGATCAGCGTATGGCTGATAGGGATATCACACGCCCTGATAACGTTGGTCTTTCAGACGAAGTTTTTCGTGAAATTGGTATTGAAGTTTCCAATCGTAAACAAGTTCGTGATTTAATGATGAATATCCTCCGTATTATTTACGGTGAAGAGTTTACACGCGCAACTGTCGTTTCCGCTGCACTAGAGCCTTATGCTTTACAAGACGGCGACACTTTAACAATTCAGTATGATGATCAAGAAGATGTTGAAGTTACTTTTAAAACTGCACAATTTTCTTCCATTGCAGCTGCAACCGCTCAAGAAGTGGCAGATGCAATTACAAAAGAAATCAGACGTTTGGGTAGAACGGGTGCTGCTGTCGCAAAAGACGATGGGGTTGGTGGTTATGTTCAGATTATCTCTGAAACTGATGGACCTGCATCTTCAGTTCGTGTAACCGGTGGTAAGGCACAAAATAAATTGAAATTTGATTCTATTAGACCTACTTCTGGACAACCTGCTACACAATGGACACTTTCTTTGATTGCTGGTGGTTCTGTTAGAGCTACTTGGACCGGTGGACCAGACCCTTCAATTGGTAAGGTTAAGAAAAATGACTATGTCAATATTTATGGTACTGCTTTTAATATTAATAATCGTGGTACATTTACAGTAACAAAAGTTCAAGGTGGTCTTGTAAACCAAGCTTATTTTGAATTTGAAAATCCAAACGGCGTGGCCCAAACTACACTTCAGGGTACTATCGAGGGAATGTTATTTTTCAATCCAGTTCGAAGTACAATTGTTAGCAAAAAGAACTACGCAACTCTTTATCAAACAGAATCTCGATTGCTTGAGATCTTTATTCCTGCCACAACTAAGGTTGTTCGTCGTGATAGACCAGGTTCAGCTCATTTGCACGATTCAGGTCCATCTGGTGAGGGTAACGAAGGTCCCTATGCCTTTGATACCTCTAAGGGTTATTTAATTGGTGGAGAAGAGTGTAATACCCTTCAAGAAATCAATTCAAATTCATCAATGATTATTCAAGTTGATAATGCTTCTGATATTCCAGATACACCAGGTGAGTTGATCTTTGCTTTTGGTACATCCAATGAAGAAGGACCGGTTCCATATATCGCTAGACCATCTGCTGGAACTATTGTTGTTGACCCATCGTATAGATTTGAAAACATTCATCCGTCTGGAACAAATATTTCACTTGTGTCACAGGGTTATGCTTTTGAGCCTGATAAAGATGGTACAGATTTTCCTTTTTACATCACAGATATCGTTTCTGGGCGTATTTATGCGGAAGAATTAATTAATTTGGTCGCTGCAACGGGGATTAATGTTGTTATTACAATCTTATATCCTGAGGACATCGGTCTTGGTAAATGGGGTGACGAGGTCAACTCAGAAAAATATGATATTTGGGGTAGTGATCCTGTATGAGTCAATCAGTAGTTTTAAAAGGTGCAGAAGTAAAAATGTATGTCGGTGGTAAATTGTATGCTGAAGTAACAAGCATTCGATATGCAATTGATTATGGTGAACAAGAAATTTTTGGGATCGATTCTCAATTTGCCCAAGAAATTGCTCCAGGTCGAGTGACAGTTCAAGGAACTGTTACGGGTATGCAGATTAAAATGGTTGGTGGACTTCAAGCTTATGATTTAAGAACCAAAATCACAGAAATCTTACATGCTCCATATGTTTCGTTGAGATTGAAAGATAGGAAGTCAGACTCTGATCTTTTTTTCTTGCCACAAATGAAAGTCACAAGCGAATCAACAACAATTGTTGCTAAAGGCGTTGTTTCTGTATCTTTCCAATTTAAGGGTATTATTCCATACAATCCACTAGATATTAGTGGGTAGACGGACCTTTTTCCCACCAAATATTGTCGTTTTCTAAATCTTTCATATATAGATTGGCAACTTCGGTTGCCTCAAGTTGATTTAGATTTTGTACAAAATGGGTCATCCATCCCCATCGACTTTCTTTAGCTCTTTGACTTAACAAGTTTGGTCTTTCTAATAGATGAAATAGGGCAATGTTATACTCTTCAGTCAATCCGTTGTACCAACACAATAAGGTTCGATCGTTGAAAGTTCTTCTGGCTAATAATAGCCATCCATCGTCTTCTTCGAGATAATCAGTTGGGTCAATGATGATTTTGCTCATTTAATCCTCAATAACGAAGGCGATAGTTGCTTCCTGGTCTTTTTTGGGTCGTGATTGAGCAACAAAATTACTGTTGTATGGCTTAACGAGTCTTTTTTTAGCTTTTCTTGGTGGTCTAACAATTTTTTCGTATCCGGGTACGGTTGTTGTATACCAAGCTGTTGTCAACATAACTACAGTATTGTCTGGAACATCAGCTAATTTCTTTTTTAACTCTCCAACTGTCATAAATACCTCATTTTATTAAGTTTTTTAAACTTTTATCTCATCTTAACATAAAAAACTCGAAAACACAAGAAAAACTACAATCTTTAGGTATAACTAGTACTTAATGACAATCTTTAAGGTATCCTCCCTATGTTTATTTATCTCAAATCGAATTAAATGGACTTAAAACGGTGAGTCGAAGGAAATAAAAATGGCAGTTAGAAGATCGCAAAACTGGCTTAATCAACAACGTGTGGACGTTCCTCATTTACGTTCGATTGAATCAGCTGTACGTAATGACTTTGATGAACTTTTAGCATCGTTTGCTATCGGTGAAGATGCTTCTTATATTATTCGTGGTTTTACCCTAAATATGGTCGGTGCAATTGGCTCTTCTGCATCCAGCCTTCAAATGATCGTTGAAAATAGCGCCCTTATGCATGGAAAGTCTTCACAAGCTGGAACTTTCTTTATGGTGCCTTCTGGTGAGGCCAATCAAACAATCAACTCAACTACAAATCCAAATGTTCAGGGTTCATTCACACCAAGCGCATTGAATTATATCGGTATCGAATTTAATCGAGCTGTTGATAATTCAACTTCAGCTCAAGTATTCTTGTGGAATCCAACAAACAAAAATGAAATCTCTAAAACTGTACCTTTGGCTGAAACCTTAAACTATCGTATCGTAGTTACATCTTCTATCTGGGCTGCGAACGTACTTCCAATCTCTATCGTTGAGACCGACTCTTCAAATAATGTTCTTAGTGTTGAAGATCGACGTCCAATGTTATTCAGACTTGGAACTGGTGGACCAAACACACCAAACCCTTTCTACAAATATCCATGGGACCATGACACTGAAGGAAGAACAGAAAACTTCTGGAAATCTTCATCTGCTGTATCGCCTTTTAAGGGTGGAGATAAGCAGATTCAGCAATTTAAAGAATGGGCTGATGCAGTAATGTCCGCTATCCTTGAAATCAAGGGTACAACTTATTGGTATTCAGACAATTCTGGTGGTTCAATTATTAAATTGCGCGGTGACTTGTCACAACTCCAAATGACTGGAAGTGGTAAGTGGACACATGCATTAGCAACAGCTGGTCAAATCAATTGGTCAAGTGATATTTTCTTTGACTACATTGGTTCACGTTTAAGTTATAAATTAGAAGCCTACGCAGCCGGTACCAATGTAACATTGGCCGACAATGAAGTAGCATACCTAAACCTTGTTCGTGGCGTCGACGTCATTCCAAATTTGATTTTTACACAAGGTTCTGCGGTTGTTACATCTGTTGGTGCAGTTTCTTGGACCAATGATATCTTAGCTGGAGACTTTATCAAAGTCGGATCTGAAGACGATACTAAATATTATAAAGTATTGTCAGTTGATACAGCCTCTCAAGTTACATTGAGCGAAAACTTCCTTGAAACTTCTACCGGCTCCGGTGGGGTTCAAGCGAAATATGCTTATGGATTCTATCAAGTTGTAGCAGTTCCAACAACAAATCGTCATTTGCAAATCGCCGATCGTAAAGATGTGCCTTTTAACGAAGATACATATTGGATTTTATTGCGTAATGATAACGGTGGTTCAACAGCTCGCGCTTACATTCGCGGTTCATCTGGTGGTGAGTTACAACAAGGTGAAGACCGAGAAATTTCTGATGGAGCTTCATTAGAGACACTTGAATATATCGGTGCTCCAACTGAAGTTTCTAGTAAACCTGACTATACCAATGCTTTGGTAACTGGATTGGCTGAAGAAAGAACAGTCACGTTCCCTGCAGCTTCTGCTTTAACATCTGGCCAATACTGGACAATTAACTCTGCTTTAGATGTTAGAAAGTTTTATGTATGGGCTAATATTGACGGCGCTGGTGGAAATCCATATCCAGGTGGTTTGGAAGAAATTGAAGTTGCTTTGTTAAGTACAGATACAAATCTACAAGTGGCTGCTAAATATGCGGCTGTTTTAGCTGGGTATTCTGAATTTGACATCACTGATAACTTAAACGGTACCGTTGCTGTTAACAATTCACAACTTGGCGTATCTACAAATGCTGCTGATGTGGATATGGGTGTTGGTTTTTCAATTAACACAACTCAAGAAGGTATTGGTTCATTTAATCGTGTTATTGTTGATGAAGAAAATCTAACAAAATCAATTAAGCGTTTAGATGAAGCTGTTGGTAGTGTACAAGATTCTTTAGATATTGATCCATATTCTGAAATTATCACTATCGTTTCTGGTGCTCCAGCTGACGATAATGAAATGACAGGTCCAGTAACCGCTGGTACAAACGTACTTATTCCATTAAATAGTCGAATTTCTGATGTGCAAGAAACTTATATCGTTGGAAGATCTGATCTAATCATTTCTCTTGGTGGTATTACACTTGTTGTTGGAAAAGATTATACTGAAGTTGGAACTTCTGGTGATCCATCTTCTGAAGTGCAATTTACATTTCAATTAGAGATTGATGATGTACTTGAATTCCGTAAATTTGCTGCTAATGGTGGTGGTTCAGGTTCAGGCTCTGCATCTGGTGTAAATTTAGGTGCTGCTGAGGATGCTGATGTTTTCAAACAAACAGTTGGAACGCAATTACAATTCCGCAGAATCAAGGCTGGAACAAACGTTAGTATTTCTCAAGACACCGATAGTATTACAATCAATGCCAATGCTGGTGTTTCTGCTGCAAATGTCTTAACAACTAGCTCATCAGTTTCTATTACAGATGCAAACGACATTGTTAATGTCTTGAATGCTGGTTCAAACGTAACAATCACTCTTCCAGACGCTACATCTTCTGAGGGTAAGATTTTTTATTTAAAGAAAATTGACGCTGGTAACACATTCTTCTTAAAATCTGTATTTGGTCAAACATTAGATGGTGTTGACATTGATGCGGCTCCAAAAGCGATTACCACTCAATACGAATCTATCACTGTTGCAGCTGTTGCTGGTAATTGGTTTATATATTAATTATGAATTTATATTGCATTGTTTTTCCTAATAATAAAAAATACGTTGGTGTTGAGTCAAACGATGGTCAAAGAAAACAATATCATTCTAAAGGCCACAAGCATACTGTGGTAGGAAGGGCCATTAAGAAACATGGATGGAATAATTGCACATTTAAATATTTAATTAAAAATGCAAGCAAAGACACATGTTTACATATGGAGAAAAAACTAATTGACAAATGGCAATTGCAAGATAAAAAATTTGGATATAACGTTTCTGCTGGTGGTGAGTCTGGTTTTAAAGGAATTAGGCATTCAAAACACACTATTGAGAAAATGAAAGATAGTAGAAAAAAATACAATCTCACAAATGAATGGAAAGCCAATATTTCAAAATCATTAAAAAATAAAAAACATAATCTTAAAAGAAGAAATAATATTTCTAATGGACATGGGTCAAAATCTTTTGAGGTATTTAGGATAATTAAGTCAATTGGTAATTGCAGGTCTAAAAATTTTATAATATTGGAAACTAAATATATTGGTGTTTATAAAAATCAAAGATTGTGTGCAGAAGAATNNAATTTAAAAGATAAGAGCGTGAATTCTTGC